TATAGACTTCCAACCATTCCAGAACGCATACCTCGATTACCTTCACCAACTGCGTCATTACGAATAAAGTATTGAGCAATTCCAGCAGAAGGATTCAAGATGTCAGCGAATAAGGTTGGATTAACAACCATTGCACATTCACCATCCATGTAAGGGACATCGTTTTCGCCTAAAGTAGCAAGTGTTGATTCAAATACTGCTGCTGTTAAAGTATCGTCGGCAGATAATGCTTGAGATTGATTTAAGCCATCTAATTCAGCCCAAATATCAGCATCTAATTGTCTTGCTAAAGCCTCACCCATCATACGAGTGTACTTTTCAACAAGGTCAGCTTCAGATTGAATGAGCGTAATATCCTCAAATAATTTTCCAACATATTTATGTTTATTTAAGGAGAGTTGAGTTTCGGTTGTTGCAGTTGCATCATAAGAAACATCTGAACCAGCCGCTTTATCTGAAGCACTCGCAATAGAGATTTCGGGGACATGAACTACATCGCCGTATCCTTTTGATCCTACCAGCGCAGAATAGTCTTCAATCAATCCTCTGAACACAGTTTTACGTTCAAAAAATTTATAGATACCGTCAGACCAGATTTCTGGAATGAAGTATTGTTCAGTAGTGTTTGTTGCTGCACTACCTTGATAATGTTTAGCCATTTTTTAAATTTACCTTTTAATATAGCCCTGTAGTATATCGCCCCAATTTGAACGCCTTTCTTCAGCGGTCATATCCACCCAATTTTTATTGGTAGGATTAGTTGATCGTGCAGGGGTTCCACTTGTAGGGACTACATTATTAATTTCTTGATTTAGTTTATCAGTTAAAGTACGAAGTTGAGTCACGGATAAATCTCCGAATGATTCTTTATCTTCATCACTTAATGCGTTAAGCAGTTCATCACGATAGGCTTCTTCAGCACTCTTCAGTCTATTGTAGTCGGTTTCCATTGAATCTATATGACTTTGTCTTTTCTCGGCAATTTCTTTCCATTCGTTTTGTTCTGCCAATCGTTCATCCTCTTGCTTTGACACCTTAGATTGCAATTCAGCAAGTTTAGTCTCTGCTTCTTGTGCCCTGTTTCTATACTTTTTGCTTTCTGCAATCGCAGAACCCAACTCAGGACTCATTTCGGGTTCTTGACTCTGGCTATTAGTTGCCACCTCTTGTGCGGTATCTTGCACGGCTTCTTTGTTTAGTTCAGACATTCTGTCCTCATTTTATTATGTTTAAATTAAGTCATAAAATATATTTTTAAAAAATAAGATTTAGATATTTCACACTTTAATATCAAAAAAAACCTTTTTACGGTTAAATTTCAATATCTTTTGGTCAATCTCGTCATCTATAAAATCTCTTGCGAACTCCCAATTTTTGTCATTAAGTCCATAGATGTTCCGTCTTGGTTTATTTGTTTTTGTAGGGGGGTTGGCATTACCTAAGACTTTTAAGCCAGACCTATAATTAATTTCTACACTATCGGTTGTGGCTTTTTGTGCTTTTATAGAATTTAACATTTCACCAGATGCTCTAAGATTAGGAGGGGAAACCTGTCTACTTGAAGAAACTCCTTTGGGTGTTGCTTTTCCTGCTGCTTTTTTTATAGCATAATCATAACTATATGATTCAAAATCCCGAGAACTACCAGAACCATCTTGGCTTATGCCATTATCAGAGTCATCTATTATTCTGGTAACTAATTTCCCGCCAAGTTTTAACCAATCAGAACGACGTTGTTGGACTAATTTATCGGGTCTAAAATTCTTCATTTTATCTCCCAAGAGTGGCGACAATTAAATCCGCCTCTTGTTCCAAATGGGGTATCTGAAGGGATTTCTGATTCTGTATAGCCATCTTTAGGTTCATTGAAATTAGTAGATTCGCATTCATCTCTTGTAAAAGCATCCTGAGGTCCGATGTAAGTCCATTTGACATCTGCGCCTTTGAACACAGCATATCTACTCATATCATCGAATATCTTTAAACCGTCATAAGCCATAACATTCAATTGATGACTCGCTAATTTTGTTTCACTAAGTTTACTTGTAATCTGAAAAATGGATGAATTACCATAGACACCCCTGAATAATTGTGCTTGTAATTCTGATGCGTAAGCACTCGCCCTCCCTAATAAGCGTTCATAATCCATATCCCTTAATACTTGTAATCCTTCAACACTTGCTCCCGCTAAAGGATCAATGCCTCGCTTTCTCGCTTCCTTTACTGCAGCGGCTAACATCTTTGTGTACTCGCCATCAAACTTATCTAAAGCCTCTCCATAACCCCTGTCTACAATCTCTTGAAAGAAATTTAATTGTGAGGTGGCCTGTATTAATTCTGTATCCGTCATCTTTTTTAATTTGACGGTGAGTGTCTTTAAGTCACGTTCAAAGGATTCTTCTAACAGTTTTATTTCCGCAGTAAAAGCATCTACAGCGGGTTGAACATTAGGCATTTAAGATTCTCTGAAAAGGAGTTTCAGGTTTAATAGCTTCAGCGGTTTTCCTAACCTCGTCATTCACTTCTGCCATTTTACTCTCCAATTCTTCATCAGTTAGATCAGGATTAAAATATAAATGTAACTCTCTTTGAGTCATTATACCCTTAGCGAGTTTCCAATCAAGCCATGCACGTTCCTCTTGGGGTGACATAGGATAAGATACTTCACCGAAATCAACAGCGTAATCTTCAGACAAGCTTAATAATCCATGCTTTTCAAGGATTGTTCTATCAATTAAATACCTGCTATGTTCCCACTCTCTAAATAAGGACTCATCTGTTTCTCTTGATTCTAAATTTTCTATTTCTAAGATTCTCAATGCTTCACCACTCGGAGTATTGCCGCCTGATTCACCCCATCTAATTCTGAGTTGATTGTTCTCGGCAGTTTGATTTGCCATAGACTTAACCGCTTCAATGAGTTCGGTTAATGTACCGCCTGGAGTAACGTAAGAGAAAGATGCTCCTTCAGGTAGGATTAAGGCGTGGTCAATTCCACTTTTTAGTTTAGCCTGTCCTTCTTCAATACCAGTAAAGACTGGTTGCCCCAATCTGAACCTAACACTCAAAGCAATTTCAGTCATAGCCAAACCTATGTGCAACCCAGCCCTTACAACGTCATAAGCATTAGAAGTGTATTCAACCTTACTGATAGGATTAATTCCATAAGGGTTAGTCATGTCTTCATTACCAGTTACTGCATATCTTTGACCTTTCTCATTAAACTCAAAGTGCATCCCTGGAATACCATCTCTATCTTCACTCCAGAATACATATCTCTTTTTAGTGCCAGTCGATTCTATTTCATAGGCATAACCATAAGGCTCTGAATCACCAGTAAAATAAAACTCTTTGACATGAGGTAAGACTTCGTATTCAATTCTTTGCTTTCTTTCATTAAATCTCGTTTTCATCCAACAACAACCCAGCAACCAACTTAACTCAGCGAACTCCCTTGTCTTGCTGTTTATCTTATAAGTAACAGCATTGTATTCTTTATTCACTTCTCCTCCAATGAGTCTCTGGGGGATTTCTTTATAAAGCATCATCCTTGCTCTCGCAAATCTGGGTACACAAGATTGTACGAATGGAGGAACCTGACTTAAACTATCTGAAGCAAACCACGGTTCTATGTGGCTGTCTAAGTTTTGATTGTAATAGAAATCAAGACTTTCCATTAAATTAGAATTTTGCTGACTGATGTAATTCTTGTACGCACTTTTTACGGATGCAAGGACTACAGACTCAGATAGTTCAGGGATTACAACACGATTAACTGACCTGCCGAAATTATACATTTTTCTTTTTCCTTTTATGATATTGGATGGATGTTCTCCCTTGTTTTTGTAATTCTTTGTTCAAAATTCTTTTCTTTCTTTTGCGGTCTTTGGCTCTTTTATTTGGCATCAGTTACCATCTCTGAGTTGAGCCTATCATTCTACGAATAGGAAACTTGTGTGAAACGGCATAGCTGCAAGCATCGAGTGCGTGAGTGAGTTCCATATTATCTTTCGCTAATCCGCCTCGCTTATCTCTTTGACACTGTTCTAAATCTTTCACTAAGTAAATACAAGAAGGATCAACAGTCATACCGATATTCCCCTCAGCATCTTTCAGCTTTCTATTTAAAGAATTGAGTCGGTCTATGTGACTTGGATGTGCTTTCTTTGCTCTTATTAGAAATCCGTGGTCTCTCAGGATTTGATGATCACTTCTCCTTGAGGTGGTTGAACGTGCCTTGCCAGCAGGGTCAGGATAACACTCAATATTAGGTGCAATCTTTTTCATCTCAATAGCCAATTCTTCTGTGTTGC